GTCCTGGAGTGAGGCAATGGATGATGATAAAAGTGAAAAATCGAACCAAGGAACAAGTATTGAGCAAACAAAAATGAAATCCAAAATCAATTCTCCCCGTCTGAGTTTCACTCATCATCTTTTGGGTCATCCCTGCTTGGTTTTGCCCAATGTGGGCACTTTTTGTTTGGCTGTTTATCATGAAATTCGTTGTGAAAGGTGTCATAAGTGTTTGGCTAAACCCAGTGTCAGAGGAGTAGCAGGAGAAATCAAGTGTCCACGTTGCGGTCACATCAATAAATTCTAATCTATTCATTTCTTTTCGTTTCATTTCATTTCATTTCATTTCACGATTGACCATCATTTTGTGTTCGGTCAATTTGTGTTTTGATTTTGTACGTCTTCCATTCATTTATAATATTTAATGTAGAGGTTCAATGAAACCCAAATTCAAATGGAAGGAGGTGCGAAGTATGGCTCATAATTTGAAAGATATGCCAGTTTGCAAAAAGGCAGGAACTGATGAATGTCCTATTGTGATCGAGTTGGGAGAAGAGGCAAAGGTGGAGTATGGCAAATATCCCGAAGTCATCAAAAAGAAGAAAGGTGAAGAACGCCAAAAGTTGAGAGAGCTGGCTAAAAAGTGTGAGCAGATGTTGAGCGGTCACGCATGTCCATATTTGTTTGCTGAAAAAGGATATCAATATCCAGAGGAAGAGGAGGAGAAGAGGAAGAAGGAGGCTGCTGAGAAAGAAGGGTATCAGTATCCAGAAGACAAAAAGAAAAAAGCAGAGGAGGCGATTGATATGAAGAGATTAGAGGAAATGGAAGAAAGAGTCAAAAAACTAGAAGAGCTCAACAAAGCATTAGCCGAAGCCAATAAACAACTTCAAGAGAAAATCAAAGAATCAGAGCGCAAGTTATTCGAGGAGCAAGTGAACAAAAAGTGCCAAGAATACCTGGACAAAGGTTATTGGCCAGCGATGGTAGACAAAGTGAAAGAGATATTGCTCAACTCTCGTGATATGGTTATCAAACTTGAAGACAATGGTGAAGGTAAGCCTATGATGGATGTGATTGATGAATTACTTCAAACCATTCCTGAAAGCGTGTTGCTCAGCTATGACGAAAGGACCCATTCTGAAACCACGAAGCCTGGCGAACCGGCTGGAATGACTTTGGAAGAAGTTGAAGAGTGGGCAAAGAAAAATGGATTGAGTTTTGAAGAGGCTTGTGCCAGATTAGCCAAAGAAGGCAAAATTCAAGTTTAGGAAGGAGGTGATATGAATGAGCGGATTTGGGTATGGAGAAAATCCTGAGATTTTGAGAAGTCTAAAATGGATTGATGCTACAAACAAAGCCTTCAAACACCACGTGGTCAGGATGGCTATTGGGACAGCTGATGCCTGTGAATATCTCCACAGTGCAAATGATTTGATTTTCGGAGTGCTTCAGGATGAAGGCACATTGAACAATTGGGTTGTGGTGGCTTGTGGAGGGGTGGCAAAGGTCATTTGCTCCAAGGCAGGAACAGTGAACAAAGGAGATCCCGTCATCTATGATCACGCAAACAGTGGTGGAACAGTGGGTAAGGTAAGAAGTGCATTTGTTTCTGGTGAGCATGTGTCTGGTACAGCTGCTGGTTATGCAAGCTTATCTTACAAAGCTGTTCCAGGCTCAGTCAAAAAGGCTTCGGGCACAGGCACTCCAATTTATCTGACAGCTGAAGGTACATCTGTTTATTTCAGTGGTGCTTATGATTGCACTTTGGCTTACCAGATTGATCAGCCTGTGATTGGTTATGCTTTAGAGGATGCTACCACACCAAATCAGGAATTTCGGGTATTAATTGCAAGAGAAAGACATATCAAAAATTCTAGTGTAGTGTAAAGGAGGTGAGAAAGTAATGGCAATCACTGTACAGACAGGCAATATTCATACCAATGTATATTTGTCCAAAATTGCAATTCAATACGGACAAGACCAATTCTATTGGGACAGGTTGTTGCCACCTTTTCTCGTGCAAAGAGAGAGTGACAAGATAAAGGTTTACAAAAAGGACGGTTACTTCAAAGGTGCTCCATTTCGTGCTGATGGTGCTCCAGCTGAAGAAGCAAGCCTCAGCTATAGCTATGATACCTATACATGCAAAGAAAGGGCACTGAAGGATATCGTCACAGACCGTGCTGTAGCTAATGCAGACAATGTGTTTAATCTCAAAGCTGATGTTACAAAGTTTCTCACTTCTCGAATCAAGCTTGGGATGGAAATTGACGTGAAAGATGTAGTCACATCCAAAATCACCAATTCATCCACTCCTAGTACCAAATGGGACGATGCTGCTAATGCAGACCCTCAAGGTGATATTAGAACAGCTAAAATGACCATTGCCAAAGCAATTGGTCGCATGCCCAATGTCATTTATATGACTCCTGAAGTTGAAACTGCATTAGCAAAAACCAACCAAGTCAAAGAACTCATCAAGTATACTAGCCGAGAATTGTTAACCAAAGGTGGTTTACCTGCTCAGCTTTGGGATTTACAGGTGGTTGTATGTCCAGCTGTTTACAACAAAGCAAAGGAAGGCTTGAGCGTGGATATGGACTTTGTTTGGGGCGACACAGTGGTAGTGGCTTATGTCAACCCTGCTGACACCGTAACATTAGGGCGTACGTTCATCCATTCCAAGAGAAACTTTTTGGTACAGACCTGGAGGGACGAAGAGAGAGAGGGTGAGTGGATTCGCTGCTTGTGCAATTACGATCCCAAAATTCTTTGTCCTGATGCAGGTTATCTCTTAACCAACGTGTTGAGCTAATGCATTTGATTGAGCTCCAAGAGAGCCTTTTGGAGGTCGTGTATGTATGTGGAAGTGCTAAAATATTCGGTCACTTATCCTACAGGTCCCCAACGCCCAGGGGACATTATCGAATTGACGAGAAAAGAAGCTCGATATTATATGGAATTGGGATGGGTACGTCCCATTCATCGCAAGGATTTGAAGTTTAAAAAATCCAGACATATTTTAGAGGACAGAAATTTGGTCAAAGATTTAAGTGTGGCTAGAATGAGGAGAAGGTGATGAGTCGTCAATATTGGCAAATCATAATGAGCAAAGAAGATGGATGGTGTTTGACCCTCAGAGGATCTGGAACATTGACTGTAACCAAACCAGCCAATTCTCCATTTCACCATTTTGTTTCCAAAATTGATGCAGTTAGCAGCGAAAACTTTGAAGTAGAGATTTTGAATGGCACTGCTTATTTGTGGCAAATAAACTCCTCTGCCAACCAGCGAGTGTCTGAGCCTTTTGACCCAGCGTTGAAAGGATCTGTGGGCACGGCTGTTTCGGCTAAAGTGAAAGCACCCAACACGGGAACCAGCTTCATCAATTTGATTGGCTGGAGTGGTTGATCTGGCTTAATGAGGCTCATCCTCACAAAGAAAGAAAATGTTTGGAAGTTGTATATGGAATACACTTATGTAAAAATAAAAGATCTCAAAGAAAAGAAAGCTTTAGGACTTATTACTGAAGGAAGTAAAGGAGATTGTGAAAATACTATATCTTTATTGAAAAAATATTTCCATGTGGAGGTGATAAAAGATGGCATATCAAATCGTAAACCCAAGGGTTTCAAAACATAACAATATCGTAACCATAACTTTGACACTTCAGTATGTCGACGACGTTACAAATGAGGTTGTAGAAAAGAGAGATTTTTCTGCTCGCATCAATTGGAAAAGAGAAGATGCCAAGACTCTTATTTTGGAAATGCTTAAATCTGAAGCAGCTATTGCGAAAGCAGAAATAGACGAATACATCCAATTAAAAACTGTTGCTGCCTCTATGATTGAGGAGATTAAAAAAGACTTGGGGGTATAATAGATGGCTTTTAAAGTAGAATGGGGAACAGAACAGATTGTTTATCAGACTGATGCTTATGGTGGTTCGGATGCTGATATAAGTGGAACTACAGGAGTAGATTCTGATGTCATCGATTTGGCCACAAACGGCTATCACGGTGCAATGGTGACGATAAAAGCTACTTTTCCAGCATCTCCCACTGATGATTTAAACTTCAGCACAAAATATTCTAACTCCTCTACTTTCGATGGTGATGAAGAAGAGCAACAACCAGCTGGACAGATTGAAAAAAAGGATGGTGGAGAAAGAATTTATACTTACTTTGTAGGCTTATGTAAGTATTTTAAGGTTCATTTAGAAGCAAGTGGTTCGACAGATAGTATAGATGTAGAAGTAAGAGTAACACCATATAGATTAACGACAGCTTAACCATGAGATTTGCGTTACCATTTAGCAATCCATTTCCTTGGCAAAAACCCCCAATGGGGGCGGGAATAGATTGGAGTCATCCGATTACCCGTAGGCTGATTGGGTGTTGGGTAATGAATGAGAATATGGGAACTTTAGTGAATAATCTTGCTTTGTCTGTGGATAAAATAGGAAATGTAAATGGAGCTATATGGAACGCAGGAATGCTTGATTTTGATGGAACTGATGATTATGTCGATTTAGGTCCTTTTGATATAATTAATGGTTTGACAGAACTTTCTATTTTTACTGTTTGCAGTTTTAAGAAAGCTACAGCAGATGAAGCACTTTTTTGTAAATGTATTAACAGTTCAACTTGGTATGATGAAACTGTTTTGTTATTTGGTGATTATCAAGGCGTATCAAGAGATAATTGTATTAGCTGGTATATAGCAGTAAATTCAACACAATATCGTCTTGAAGCTAGCACAGATAGCAAAAAATTAGGAGTTAAACAGACAATTGCAGCAACTTTAGGCAATTCTATGATGAGATTATATATAAATGGTATCGAGGATTCTAATAGCCCTATTTCTGGACCTTCTAGTTTGAGTACAAGTATGAATATGAATGCTCATTTAGGAATTGTTCCTTATGATTTAACAAAAGATTTAGGAGGAGAAATGATAATTTTTTATCTTTGGAAAAGAGAATTAAAAAAGGAAGAAATAGAGTTTTTACATATATACCCTTATGC